TTAATTGTAGAACACTGCCTGAATAGTATTATATCCGGCAATACCGTCCCTCTTTAGATTAAGTTTCTTCTGCAGCTCCAGGATCTCTTTTCTGGTATCTTTGCCATAGCATCCATCAACTTTATTATCGTGGCCAAGAATTTCATTTGCGCGCCGCTGCATGTATTTTACCAAAGCACCTTTAGAGCCTGTCTTCCATGTCAAACCGCTTCTCTTCGCCTTCAGGTTAATTTTCTTACGTACATACTGCGTTTTAGGACCATCTTTGCCATCTTCGGCCAATTTCTTTCCTGAGGCATCACGATACCCATCTGCATTAGCAGCCTTCTGGAAGTCCAAAATGTTAATATTACAGGTTGAATTTTCCTTTGTTTCATTAACAACCATATCACCATCAAAATTTGAATAAAACTTATTCAAATCAATATTACCGGATGCACCGGGGATTCTTCCTTTTGATGTATACTGCCACACATCAACTTTGAGTAATTCACTCGCCGGAAGATTATCCGTATAGCGTGCATACCATAAATAAACCTCGCCAACTTCTCTTCTTACCTGATCCAAATTAAAATAGTTCTTAAGATAATCTTTATTAGCATAGATGGTAGGGATATAACCAGCCTCTCGCACCTTCTTAAGGAATGAAATTGCCATCCTTGTACATAACGCCGATGTTATATTTACACCATTTTTACGTGCGTAATTAACGGAATCGTATTCGAAATCAAATGCAATCGGACATTTCTTCCAGTATTTCTTTGCCTGTGCAATCGCATATTCAGCTTCTTTTACTGCCATGGCCTCATTATACGCATAAGAGAACCAATATAAAAGCACAGGAACGCCTAAATTAACACATGCTGAAGCATTGGTGATATATTTCTCATCAACATTGTTTTTACCATAACCGGCGCGGATACCAATACGCTTATATCCGGCGTCGCGAATCTGTTTAATATTAACGACACCATTATGTTTAGATATATCCGGACCTTCATACAATACCTGTTTACTCATTCTTATTTCCTCCTTCACTTTAAAAAGAGGAGACCGCATCTGCAATCTCCTCCTCTTCACTCTTTATTCAATCTTATTTTTATAAAACCGGCTCCACAGCTTCGATGCCTTGTCCCAGCCGAACATAGCAACATAAGCAACACCAAAACCGATAAGAACTGCTGCCACAATCATGTACCAGACAATTGCATATTGCATATACTGCATGTATGCAAAGAACACGGCAACTGAAAGACCAATTGATATTACAAATACCAAGATGTCTGTGGGAATTTTTTCTAACCACTTAATTCCCTTAATCACCTGCACAATAAGTGAAACCATAAAGGCAAGTAATCCCACTATTGTAACTAATGCAGCTCCATACTGTAATAATGTCTCCATACTACTTCCTCCCTTCTATTTTTCCACTTTTTTAAGTGGAAGTTTAATTGTTCTGTTATATATATCCGTTCCGGTACCATTGCCACCCAAAGCATGGTATGCTTCATAGAGAATTCTTAGGTTATCTAATATCTCTTCTGCCTTTTCCAACGGAATATAACCTAATTCAAGATACTGATTACAAGTCTGAAATAGCCGGTCATGCAAAATTGCTATCATGCCGGCCTTAATTGCCTCATCCTCTATATTTTTCTTTTTTAATTTACTAAATAGCTTTTTAGTGCAAAAAGAAAGACCGGCAATTGCCAGTCCAAATAAGAATTCAAGCCAATATTTTATTAAAAATTCAAACATGCTACAGTTCCTTTCTTTTATGTCATTACTTCACTTCTTAAAGATTCATGTGTATACGCAGATAACTGCTCATGAGTGTACGCACTCAGAATTTCGTGGGTATTATATAACAAGCCATATTCCAAAATAATATTTGCCGGTATCATTTGATTTACCAAATTTAGAATCTCCTGATACTGCTTCTTTGATGTGAGGGCTATTTTTATGCTTAATGTCCATGTCTCTTTATTATAAGACATAACGTAACCATCTTTACCACACATTTTTTGTAAGTGCGCTTCCAACATTCTATACGTATACGGAAGCTGAATATTATAGCGATTGATGATTCTAAAACGCCTGTCATCTAAAGTATCCGTTCCCATTGGTGAAATTTTTAGAATCTTCTCCCAGCGTTTAATACCGTTTTCTGTCATAGTATACAGAAACTGATCATTGTAAGCATCATCGACGGCTTTCCACAGTTTTTCAAGTTCCGGCTTTTCAGCGTCGGCATATGCTTTCATTTCACGTATATTTTTAAATATATCCGGGAGATACTCCAAAATATTAGGTTGTGGCATCAATATCCCCCCTTATTACGATAGCATCCTTGCTTATAACCAAATTTTCTTCAACACCATTTAAACTCGTTCCTGAAACATCAAGAATACCCGCTATATCAAGAATACGCGTTTCAATTTGTGATATTCTCACAATTATATTGCCTGAATCCTCCCAACCTGCATTTAAAGTGTTAAAGTAATCATCAATGGCATTATTTACATATTCGGAAACGTCTTCCCACGCATATCCACTTTCAAGTGAAATATTCATGGTTATATTTACACTCTCCTCTTCCACACCTACTACCGTTACCGTATGTCCAATTGGTGCTATTCCGTATCCTGCACCTTGGTTTTCTAATGGATCTATTAGTGTTTGAATATGATTAACAAATTCTTCTAACGGCTTTGTGTAGGAACTGGTCGTAAATACCAGTTTCGTAGTACCTCCACCTTTCCACTCTTTTGCCGAATATATCTTAACTCCTCCTACGCCCGCAATCTTTTTCATCTTTTCGATATAATCTGCCCGATTTCCGCCGAATGCCTGAGAGTGTAAAGAATTGTAATAGGCTTCATCAATTAATGATTCATCTGCTTCATCTTCTCCCCACTGATATATATCTGTGATTTTAGCCGAAACAAGTCCGTCAATATATTCAACCGGTATAACATCGCCTGTAATATTTCCAATTACTCCGGAAGTATCACACTGTACGTAATAAAACCCATCACTTATTTTTTCTATAACAGTGTAATTTATATTATCATAACTAAATCTTGTTCCCTCAGGAATGTCCGTTGCGGCCGGTAAGATAGCTAATACACAGACTGCATTTGTAGCATCAAATTGTGTTATATCAACACCTCGTTCTTTACATCGCTGTATTTTCCCTTCTCGGTCTGCTGTATCAAAATATGTAATATTTAAAATATTATCAATCGCAATAAACATATTCTGCAGTTCTATAGCCACCGGGGCAGCGGCATTGTATAAAAAAGAGGTTTCTCGCTTATCCAGTGTCCCCGGCATCCGTGCTAATACCCTTTCTAATATGGATTCATATGTCTGTGTTTCATACATTTACATCAACCTCACTTTCAAACGTTCCAAAAATGGAAGAAACCTTGAAAATACCATGTACGGTATCTTTTCTTTTTTCAAAAACAAAATTACCTACACCCGTTATTCTATCATCCTGCATAAGAGCCTCTGTCACTCTTCGTTCCGTTTCCGGAATCACATACGAATATGGTTGGCCAATTAGATCATTTAGTTCAACGCCATGATTCCACGAATAAATAATATGTTCATATCGTTCTGTATTCAGAATAATATAGATTGCCTGCTTCAATGCCTCCAAATCATTAACGGTACCATTAATCCTTGAATTGGATATATCTAATCCATAATCTTTTGAAGCAAATTCTGCTTCTGTAAAATTCTGCAAAAACTGTTCGTTAATCATTGGAATCATCTTTTTTACCCACCTTATCCAATACTACATATTTCTGACCACCTTGAACACGAAGCAATATAACTTCATCGCTTACAGATAGTCCGTTATTAATTGTAACGTTCATTTCTCCTGATATTTTATGTGAGTGCTCGGCTTCAGCATCTTCGGTATAACCATTTAAAGTATGATTATGCGTATCTGTGCCACCATCCTCTGTATTACATTTTATTTTGTGCGTATGTGATGCATTATCTGTCTCTGTTTCCCCATCCATCTTTATTGTAGTTTTATAGTTCGTAACATTTCTGGCAAGCACCAAAAATTCACTTGTAAGAGTTATCTTCTGGTCAATTCGGATTTGTATTGGAGATACTGATACAACGGTACCAAACACCACACTGGTCGGAGCCGATGCAATTACCGCCTCAAGGGCCATTTGCTTAATAATTTGGTCCAATTTAGGCAATAAACTCGCCTCCTCTCAATGTTAGATCCATAAAATGTGAATCTTTTTCAAAAGTATGTTTTACATTTTCCACTAACATATAATTTTCAACCTTTATATCTCCGAGATTAAGAAAAACAACAACTGAACATCCGGCACGTACTCTTACATCTCCAAACGCCTTCGTTATCTTTAAATTTCTCGTTTTTGCGTTATATAACTTTAAAAGAGCATCTGCTTTTGCAGATGCCCCCTGAGGATTATCCAGTTTTTCAAAAAACTGTAACACACCCCATTTATTGATATTGGAAGAATCCCTGCTGATGTATACTTCACGTCGTGCAGTTTCCTCATTATCATAAATTAGTTTAACCTGATTATATGTCTGGTCATTGATGCTTGAACTATATGTGAAATTTTCTCCCGTCTCTTCATCAATCAACAAATCTAACAGCATATTTTCAGTATCTTCAAGTGATAAAGCTCCAAAATCATCATACAATACATACAATCTGGTTGTATTTTTCAATGTTTCGTCCAGTGCATTTTGTGATATATCAAACAACGTTTTATTGTCCTCACATCTTGCCGGAATTACATAACCGGTATTTGCCAATTTACCCACACGCAAACCAAAATCACCGGCTATCATTTCAATTAACTGGTCAGCTCTTTTATTTTTATAAATATAAGAATCCTTATTTTTGAAATATCTCAACTGATCATACGCAGTAACCTGTATTTTTTTATCTTTACTGCGGCACATCCCAAAGATAAAGCCGAAAAATACATTTTTCCCATCTTTCTGCAGTTTAACTGGATTTCCTTCTGTAATATCCAAAATATCATCCTGCAGACATGTAAATTTCAAAACACCCGGTTCACCTTTTCTACTGGTTTCCCAAGTTATACCGCCTACTACCGGTGGTTGATATGCTTTTGATTCGTTCAGAATCCATAAATCTATTCCCATACTCTCTCCTAGGGTATAATAATAACAGTTCCCGGATATATCCAATGCCCGTTACTGCTGGATGCTCTTCCGTGAGCTTTTGCAGCGTTTTCGATTACTGTTTTATTGGCATTGTATATCGTTGGCCAGAAGGAACCGTCACCTTTTTTCTTTTTTGCAATATTATAAAGAGTATCTCCACCCACTATTTTGTACGACGTTCCGGACGTATTTGCACCGGCGCCATTGTTTCTTATAGTACCAGTCATTACTTTAGGCCTTATATATGCCGATACGTTAGCTGTTTTCGTGCCATACTCCTTATATTGTTTAAGATTTAAGGTGACCTTGATATCGAAGCCTTCGTTTGCACTATCCTCAATATTATAATCTTCAAGAGACACCTTTATATTTGTATAAAAAAGAACGCTTCCCGTAGGAAGCATTCTCGCAATAATAAACTGAAACGGTTTTTTATTTGTTTTATACTCTTCAAAAATCTTAAGATAATATGCTGCGTTTTGAAATCCTTCTGTATATCGCGCAAAAGGATATTTTTGATTTGGAAGTAATAGAGAAAAAGAGAGTTCCGTTAATCCGGCACTCTTTAACATATTTACTTCCCCTTCATTGATTAGCTCAATTGTTTTATTCTTATTCTTGATTTTCGTTTTAATTTCAGAGGGTGCAACGGGAAGAAGCACCTTATCCATATAAATATCATATGCCATTTTTAATGTACTCCTTCCGCCGCAATTTCCATACTCTCATAGAGTCTGTCTTCAAGTTGTGTTACAATACCATCAATATCCACATCTGAACTGATAGAATTATGATTCTGCATATCAATTTTGATTTCAGCGGTAGTAAAACGGTTTACTGCCTCCTGTTCTGCAAGATCTCTTAAATACTTCAGGTCTTCATCCGTCACTTCCATACTATCTGCCATAGCACCCGTATTGTCCGCAATATTAGATAAATATGAGTCTGTTTCTGTACCTGTATATGTATTGTCAAGCAGTCCATCCAATCCGAGATTACCATATATATCATCCATACCACCAAACAGATTAAATTTATCTCCGATCCAGTCTGAAATAGTATTTCCCGAATCGATTCCGTAAGCAGTCGTATCTTCATACTTTATTCTTTGCAAATAGGTATCTTCACCGGCGAATCGTTCAAATTGAAACATACCATCACCAAACTTTTCAGTAACTATACTATCTAGCGAATCCATCCACCCCTGTACAGAAGATGCTAACTCGGAACCAAAAATAGCATCAATTGCATTCGCTATACTTTTAATGATTCCCAGAATTAAATTGGCCCAATCGACCCATACACGTGCAATAGTACCTAATGGATCTGTCCATATATTGGCAAAATATTCAGCTGTTCCAATCAAGACATTTAATAACGATACTATTAAATCGGTTATCAAATTATACAATCCGACAACCACATTCCATATTAGGGCGCCTGCAGTATAAATAGTTGCCAATATCAATCCCCAACCGCTTATAAATACGCCTGAAGTTGTTGTAATTACGTTTGCCAGTATGCTCATTGCTCCTATAATAGCAATCACAGTAACAAGAAGCCAAAGCAAAGGACTTGCTAATATAGCTGAATTAAATCCATATTGTGCTACCATTGCTGCCGCCGTCGCACTTACTTGTGTTCCCATAGCACCTGCTACCGCATGACTCGCTACTGCCATTGCCAATTTTGCACCTGCTCCCAGAAGTTCCGCGGTTTTTAACGCCAATACTATACCATAATATGTTGCAAGCGCAGCACCTGCCGTTCCGATAATTGGTGATATCCATGACCAGTTTTCATATGCAAAGGTGGCTATAGTAGCCATTATATTAAATATATCTAACATCACCATGGAAGCGTTACCCATCGCAACAACCGCCTCCACAGCAAACGTCTGCACTTTTTCATTGTTTGCCACTTCGTTGATTTTACTTAGTACCGGATTCAACGCTTTTAAACCATAGTTTTTAACTTTATTCATGACCTGTTTCCAAGTCATAGGCATTGAGTTAAATGTGTCATTAACACTTTCTGCAGCTCCAATTATTGCACTTTTAACAACTTCCGCAGTAATCAGCCCTTCTGCTGCCATATTTCGCAATTCTCCAATCGGAATGCCCATGTAATCCGCTACTTCCTGCATTATGTTAGGCGCTGCTTCAAATACGGCATTAAATTCCTCTCCTCGCAAAACTCCGGATCCAAGAGCCTGCGTAAGCTGTTGCATGGAGGATTTCTGCTCTTCTGCCGATGCTCCTGCAATCACATACATCTTATTAAGTGTTTCTGTAAAAGTAATTACTTCATCATTACCATTAAAAGCATCTCCAGCACGTTGTGCTAATGATGCTACAATATCCGCGCTATCCGCATATAAAGCACGGGACCGATTCGCCGATGCAAAGATATCCTGTGTAAGTGATTCCAAAGTTTCATTTGCATCCGTGTCTACTACCAGCTTTAAGCGAGCCTCTGTCTGTGTGTTCTGGTCTGATAAATTAACCAACTTATCAAGCGTTTGCATAGATGCATATGTTCCCACCAGGGCAGCGGCCTTTTTGACCAGGCCGCCCATTACATCACTGCTCTTCTCTATCTTATTTGTTAATCTTTCCTGTTGCTCTCCGGCGCTTTTTATCTCTTCTTCCATTTTGATAATTGCAACAGATGCATTGGTTAATTCTTCTCTCGCATTCTGAATTTCCGCTGTATCAATAGAATTACCACTAACTGACTGCAGTTTTTCAAAATTATTAAGCACTATATTTAACGCCTTATTCATGCTCCTAAGGGCTGGAGACATTCCATCGGTTATTTTTATTACTGAATTTATTCCTGACATAATAACACCTACTTTCCTCTCCTGCCCGTTTTCTTAATACTTCTTCTTTCTTTCTTTTCCTGCTCTATCTTAGTCTGAATTGCGGCACATACAAAAGCTTGTTCACGCTTCGGCATACTCACAAATTCAGACGGTTTCCAATGAAATTTATGAAGACAATAGTACGCATAATTACTCTCTCCATCGCCTTCATTAATTAGTTTTTTGCTTCTTCAATCAGCTCGTTGATATCTTCGGCTTCTGAACTGTTCACAAGTAATTCGGTAAGACGGTCAAATTCGTCTTTATATAACATTACTTTTATCAACTGTTCTGCACCCATCACGCCGTATGAGTTCTGTAACTCTGCATTGTTTAAGTCAGGATAAACAACTGCTTTAGCAGCTAGTTTAACCAAATATGCGTTAGAATCAAAATCCTGTGTAAACTGATTCTTCTTTCCGGTTACAGGTACCTTCTTGGTACAAGACTTTCTCAATACTTCATCTTCTTCTGCACTGATAGAACGAATTTCCCACTCTACAGGCTTTCCGTTATTTTTAATTCTCTCACTAATTACTACTTTCTTATTTGTTCTCTTTTCTACATTGTTTGCCAAAAAGCAAGTTAAATTCTGCATGATAATATTCCTCCGCTTTATACTTCCCCCGTAATTAAGGGAGAAAGGTGTCGGAGGATTACACCGTTCGGGTACGTTTCCCTATTCTCCCTATGTGTAGTTACATGCCGCTTAATAACGAAAATTTTTCCGGCATTTCAAAATCTTCAAAAGTAAAATCCATGTCTTCATCCAAAAACTCTGCGTCTGCATCAAATTTAGCTAAGACAGCTCCATCAATATTACAATCTTTTAAGATGATTGTTTGTCTGCCAACAGCAGAGGTCGGATCTTCGTTCGTAACCTGGATATCAAAATATACATCTTCTCCGGTTTCCTTGTAGTTGAGCATCAGTTCTCTAAATATACTGGTGTTGTAGTGGAACTTTGCCGAACCGGTACCACTCCATCCGGACGACTTGTTGCCCTTGCCAGTACGACCAAGAATAGGAATTTCCGACTTCTTTTTATTAAATTTTGCTTCAAGATTAATTGCCTGCATCAAATTATATCTTGTACCTTTCATGGTAACAAAGCATTCAGCTAAAGACGCACTAATCGCATCTTTTGCATTCATGGTATTATTTTCCATTTAAGCCTACCTCCTTCTTACTGAACCACAACACTCATGTATAACTGAGACATTGCATTTACTACCGTAATAACGTCTGAAACCACTACCGATTTCTTGTTTTCACCTAATTCTACTGAAACATTTGCCGGAACAAAATTTTCAATAGCTCTAATTGACTGCAGCTCCTGATGATGCTTTACGATATCATTCCATAATGAAATTCTTCCTGATGCATTATTCGGAATCTTTCCGAGATATTTATCATTAAATATCTTTGCAATATCCATAGCAATCTGATCAATTACTCTGATTGTCTGATTAGACTTAAATTCCTCATTCTTTTCAGCTGTAAGTGTTACTAAGGAATTGATATCCTCAAGAACTCTTACCTCATCGCCTACCTGATGGAATACAAACTCACCTGCCATAATTGCAGCTTCCAATTCTGCCTTAGTATATGATGTCGGGAAATCAAATTCTCCATCATACACCTTATTAGTATTAGATTCATTTACCGCACATCCGGCTTCCACACCAGTGGTCCAATATACTGCTTCTATAGCGTTTTTTACATTGATTACGCCCTCAAAATCTGCTGCCTTGTTAAAAACAATCAGCTTATACTTTACGCCGTAATCATTTCTCATATCTTTGCATTCCTGCAAATATAAGTCTTTAATGGCATCTTCCTCAGATAAGCATCCCATTGCATTAAAAGTAAACTTCTGGGATGCATTTAAAAACTCCGAATGTTCTGCTGCCGTTATCTGACTTCCATCCAACTCAATACCGGTAAGATTTGCTCTCTCTGCAGCTGCCATTATCTCTAAGGTCCATTCAACCCAGCCGTTATCATCTGTCTTTAATTCTTCAATAGTTGTTACCGTCTTTGAATAAACCAAAACTGTACCCATATAGATGTTGACATCATATGTACCTTCAACCGTTCCACTTAAAATTTCCGTTGAAATCTTGGTTCCTGTTGAACCCTTATATTTTGCTCTTGCAACAGCATTTGAAGCATAAGCGCCACCATTCATAAGCTTATAACAATACAGAGTTGTAATATTTTTAAAAAGGTCACGCAATCCTTTGGCTTCTTCTGATTCGTAAGTGAATCCAAAAATCTGCAATGCTCTTTTTCTGAAATCATCCGCTGTCACTGTGAAAATCTGACCATCCACGCCCCATTTAAGCGGTAAGGCCAACGCAGCATATCCTCTGGCTCCCAGATTCGCTGCTAATCCTGAGGCACTTACGAAATTCATATATGCACCCGGAAGGATCTTATTTTGTGAGATATAATTTCCACCACCTAACATAGCTCAATCATCCTTTCTTTTTCATAAAATCAGAGATAAGCTTATCCGCTTCCTCAAACGAATAAAGCCTATCACTCTTAAGTACTACCTTTGCAACTCTTGTTTGATACTTTTCCATTTTCAAAAGTTGGTATCCTCTATATCTTTTATTCTCCTGCACTTTCGCAGTCTGTTCTACTTCTTCTTTCTTTTTCACTTCTTCACCTTTATACTCCTTCTAAATTGATATCTGACAACATGTTATCCATTGTTTCCGTGGTTTCTGCGCTGTTTAGAAATACATCATATTGAACTGAGGTTTGCAAATTACCATCTACAATCTCACTTTCAATTGAATGTCCACGTACTATATCACCGGAAGAAAGATTAATATATTCCAGCCCATCCATCATTTTTTCAGAGATTTCTTCCATCTCTTTGTTTCCGCCAATCGGGAAATAGGTAATAATATACGGATATGTCCTATTTTTCCGCTTTCCCAATAATGGTTTATTTTGGACTTTAAGCAACTTAATAAAAAAACAAGGTTCCTTCAAACCCTGTTCCACATCATCAGTATATATCTCATATCCTTCTCCGAACAATTCATTTAGTTTAACAGAAATTCCAACCGTTATCTCATTTGACATCGAATACCTCTTTCAATTTCTCATATAACATCTTTTCCAGCAACTTAGGAGCCAAAGACTGCACTTCCTGCTCCGATATCTTCAGCATAAATTTGCCTTCTGTCCATCCATTCTTTAGTTTTCTGCCTATCTGTGGTACGAATCGCCCGACTTCCTGTCGATGACCATACTCTACATAGCTAGTATATTCCATCGGATTATATATCTCAATTTCGTATACAACACCATGCTTGGTTACGGTAGGTTTCACTTTCCACGCTTTTTTTAAAGTGCTTCCTTCATATCCTTCCCAATACTTTTCTTTGGTTTTATCATCAATCCATTCCGGTATCACGCCTACAGGGGTTCGCTCTTTTACTCTTCGCAATAATCTGCTGGCAAGTGCTTTTGACATTTCTGTACATAGGGCATCCATATCGACCTTTTGGAGTTTTTCAAGATTATCTCTCAACTTCTTGAGTTCTCTATAATCAACTTTTCCCCACTTAGCCATTATGCCCACCTCTCGAATAACTTCAACGATATTTCCTGATGGTATTTATATACCTGAGGTTCTCCAGAATTGGTATATTCTGTTGTTTTACCGTTTTGTGTAACCTCTATTTTAGAACCGGCACTAATTTTTATTTCCGGAGCTATGAACAGCTTAATTTCCTGTGCTAACGATGCTGTATTCCCGTCTCCTGTCGGATAAGCAGATTTATATGATATGTGACACGGTTGGTCCTTTATGGTTATTTGCGGTACAAAATTAGTCTGCTTCGTGGCCAAATCTTTCACTTTCACATTTTCAGTAACGGTACATGAACCATCATACATTGCCTCTATCGCTTTTCTAATTCTGTTCCTCATTACCACACCAGCTTTCTGCATCTAATAATATCTTCCTCATTACCGGTAAGCATGTATTCAATGATAGTATCAAACTTGTGCTCAGGTGAATCTTCAGAGGATAAAGTAATACTTACATCGCCCATACTCACTGTTTTAGCAAATTGTTCCATATCAAATTCTTGAAGTTGGTCAAATGCCTTCTTTAACTTAAGAAATTCAGCACATGCCCTATCAATTGCTATATATTGCAATTCATTTGGTAACACTACACAGTTAGTGGCGTTCAAAATACTTTGCTCCGTTTTGGAAATTGTAAATTCTAATGAATTTGTATCTTTTTCCTCCACATATTCATATCCCAATTGTTTTAGTCGTTCTATTACTTTTTCTTTTTCCATACTTACCACCTTGTAAAAATAGGGAGTAGGATAGCCTACTCCCTAAAATCTGCTTAACCTCTTGAAATAATTCTCGCAATCGGGATCAGCTTGTGATTGATATAACTACGCTGTGATTCTGTAGATTCTCCTGAATGAACAAGGCACCAGTTCTTTCCATTCTCCAACTCTGCATTGGTAGGAGATAAAGTAGCCTGCTGCTTCTTCTCGTATGAAATACCTTTAGGCGCAAATACTTTACGCTGACGCATATATAAAGTATCTTCACCGCCATTCTTTGCCGGATTTCTGCCCATTTCATAAGGAACTTTAACACCAACATCTTCGTAGTCAATTGCACCATCACCCAATACATAAGTGGTATACTTGGTGTATGCTTCCTGTGCTACAATTCCCTGTTCTTCATTTCCTTCTACTGCTGCCACTTCCTCGGTAGGTAAAGCATCATCAACAATCACCAATTTACCGTTCCATGTACCAATTGCTAAATCACGGGTGAAGCCTTCTTTGTCAGTATATTTCAAATATTCAAGTAACTGTAAGTTCTCCAGTGTTGTTGCGACGTCGGAATGCATAAATACCAAAGTGAACTTTTTCTTTCCGGCACCACATGCTTTATTTGTAGCAGAATTAAGCGTTGTCGGCTTCATAAGACCGTCATCTTCTGCAGTAATATCAGTGGTATGCTTACTAACAAATTCCTGACCTTTCGTATCTGTCATAGAGAATACTCCCTTAAGAACGGAAAGGATTGTATCCTGATCCAATCCATCCTTATACTCTGCAACCTGCTCTGCTACATTATCCATAAAATCAACTCCACCGGTAACATCATATGCGAAGTCCTTCTCTACCCATGCTTTAGCACGGCCTACAACAACAATACCGCGCTCAAAAGTCTTCGTTGTGGATGCTGTAATATCAGTCTTGCCGTCATAGTTAACAGCATCACCTTCCAGCATTCCTCTCATGACAACTTTTGCATACTCGGTACCGTTCTGTGAAGCAAATACATCTTTGATATCCTGATTACCAATTAAGGCCTTTGATTTCTTGATCTCGTTTGTCTTTACATTGGGGACTCTGTCTACTAAATACTTAAATGCCTGCGGGTTAAATGATTTTGAATCGAAATTTCCCATTTCTTATACCTCTTTTCTTTCTTAATTATTAAATTTTTACATCCGGATTTGCTTCCAAATATGCACTTAACTGAGAATAGTTCATCTTAGATACATCTGTCTGTACCTGTGTAGGGTCACTGCCAGGCGCCGGTGTAAAACCTCTAACTTCAGGTATCTTAGGACCAAATAAAAAACTGGAATCTTCTGCCTTTGACAGTGCTTCCAGTTGTTCCGATAAACCTTTCACAGTTCCATCTTCATTTACTTCTGTGTTCTGAAGGTTTAATAATGCTTTAATCGCTGTTACATTTTTACCATTGCGTTCCGTAATCGCTTTTTCAACTGCATTATCAAGCTGCATTTGCTTAATCTTTGCAGCAAACTCATCTGCCGCTGCCTTGTTAGCATTCTGAAGATCACTAATCTGCTTTTTCATCGCTTCCGAATCGCCGGTAGTCTTTTTTAAGTTTTCCAACTGTTCATCGCGCTCTTTTAAAAGCGCCTCAGCATTCTTTTTGGCCTCATTTACCTCATCAAAACGAACTTTTGGTATATAACCCTTTAATTCTCTTTCTGAGGCTTCTGCAACCTTCTGCGCAACATCTTCTGCAACTCCAAGTGCCAAAATTTCTTCTTTTTTCATAGTTTCTTTTCCTTTCTTCAAAAACATTTTTTACGTGGTTCAGTCCACTACTATTTGTCTTGTTCTTTTGCATCTACAATACCAAAAAGATGATTATAAAAAAAAGACTACTTCGGCACACTCCTTTATCATTGGAGGGCTTTTTCATCTCTTAATTATCTCTTAATATTCGAGCCCGGTAATCTCTGTATATTCTTCAGCAGTAATTCTTTCTTTGACAACAGCATCTCTTACCATTTTTTCAGTCCAAAATTTTTTTTCATAGTAATACTTGATTTTATCAAAATGTTTTGAATGCATAATCTTCCTCCTACATTTCAATATCAGTCATCATCGCAATATAATCAATCTGTGCTTGCGCTGATATATTTTGCTGACTAAGTCGGTCCATATAGTCAATAATGCGGGTATCTATATAAGGTGCATAATCTAAATTACCATTTTTCATCTCTGCTCTAAAACAACAGATTCTTACATCACTCCAACCTTCAAAAGGATTATTATCGTCTGGTATTTCGATTTCCTGTAGGGTTGTGTTAGTCGTACTATGTACGTCTTTAATCTCGCCTTTTTTATTTACGTAAATTTTCATTTTATACACCCCCTACCACATAAATATCATCAATAGAAAACATACTTGCAGCATTATTGCCACTCGAACGTGTTATAGCGTACTGTGCAATAGTAATGTAAGCTTCGCCCTTAATGTCTGTAACGTCAATCTCTACCGTTCCGTTCCACTCTGCTGTATGCCAGCCAGTCATTGTACTACCAACAGCCGCCACTTCTTTAGATAATAAATCATTACCATTAGGTGCTGTACCAATTTTGAGCGTTAAAGTTGTGTTTGAGTTGTAGTATGATTGCAAAGCTAAGTGAATATTTTTTAATACAAGTTTCTTAGAACCTGTCACATCTAATGCGTCTTTGGTGTAATAATTCCAAGTACTCTGATTAGGTGTAGAATTACTAATATCATAAGGGTATGCATCATTATTCCAAGCTACGTCAAAAGGCTCTGTCTTGCTATAGTAGTAGTATTTCTTAATACCGCCTATAGCATAATCTTGCCACTTTTTGTTTTCGTCTAGTAGCTGTATTATATCTCTATCAGAAAGATACTGCATTCCTATTTTACCAATAGCAGTTCCAACAGCTTTTGCATCTGCGGCCTTCCCTTCAACCGATAATGTAGCATCTACTTCTATACTGCTGCCAGCGTTCTTCAATGCTTCATCAATCTTATCCATATTATCGTTAAAATCATTTACATCATAGAAATCTGTTGCCTCCGGTTTCTTTAAACCGTAGTTTTTCGTAGTCTGCATTTGTTTCACCTCATTTTTTGATACAAAGAAAGCACCCTATTTGCTAGAGTGCTTTCTTAAATCATCATTCCTAACTTTCTTGCTTCTTCTTCCACCTTAGCCCACTCTTCATAGGCTTTTTTCATTTCTTCCGGTGCATCTTCCCGGACACCATTTACTCTGCCATGTTCATCATGTGTTATATAATCCCAGAAAATAGGTTTACCTTCCCACATTATTTTATCTCCTTTAATACTTTAATTATTTGAACAGTAAGAGTAGCTCCAGAATAACCATTTAGCTTGTAATCTCTAATAGCTTCCGCTAATGTTTCCGAATAATTTTTTGTTGCCTGATTAGATATTTCTTTTCTTAATTCCAATATGCTTTTATTTGAACGAATTCTTGAAAAAGCCTTATTTACTATATCTTCGGCCATCTCAGATGATATAAGTTTATTTTTAATACCATCTATATCCATATACGGGTATGTTTTTTTAATCAACGCTAACTCCAACAAATGCCCGGCTTCATGATAACCACTTGTCAGTGTTATTTTATTAAAAACAGTTGAAAATTGAGGATTAAAACACAATTCTCCACCAGGAGAAAAAGAAGCATAACCTAAATCAAACTTATTTAGTCCTGTAAATGAACTTCTGGACCAATCGAATTCTAACATAACTTCTTCAAATTCTTTCGTCATTTGCCTTACAGACTCGAAATTTAAAGAAAGAACATCTTCGTCAACTTTAGCATTGTAATTGTCCTTCAAATACCTTTTCAAATCATCGAAAGATTTTAATTTGTCTATCTCACTTACAGACATATTACTACTGCCAAGTAAAGACCGCAAGCCCTCTGAATCAGTTTTTACACCTACATATTGCTTGTACCAATCATTATAGTTCATATCCGCCGGTACATAATATGTTTTATCGTCATCTCCACGGGCTATACGCTTGGATCCAAGTTCGAATTCGTCATCAAAGTATGGTAGTACATCCGTGCGGCACCATGGATGAAACGGTGGTGCCGTTACACCAATTTCAAATTGTGACATTGGAAATACCTTCTTATCCATTGCCCGACATATTTCAGATGTGCTTTTATCCAGAGTGGCATCTATCTCATATTGTTCCACACCCAATTCCTTCAAGGAGTCGTAGGTTGACGAAGAAGCAATAAAGGCAGATTCGGTCATTACCAATCTGCCTGCCTGCTTTCTACTGACATTAAATCGCTTTGCTATATCCTGTGTAACCTCATATGGATTTTTGCCTCTTATAATTGATTGTGTAAGTCCGTTATGAAGTTCTGATACCAGCTGTGTCTTATGACGCCAAATTCTATCAGAAAAATTACTTCCATCTGCTGCCCACGGCTTAGTAAGTACTTTTTCGATTTTATCCGTATCAAGCTTCATTAGGCTATATCCTAAATTATAACCTTTTGTGATTTCATAAGCCGTATGATAATAACCTTCTTCATAAACATGAGCCATTATCTTTTTAAAATCTTCATTTTCACGACCATACAATACTTCTGCATGATGTTGTATTTGTAACTTAATTGCTTCTAGCCTAGATATATGCCACTTAGCAGAAGCATTTTCTAATTGCTTCATCCACTGCTTTGTTACGTCATTTTCACGTCCGTATTTTATGTACTCCATTACATTCCACTTCAATTCTTCCAACTCGTCAGAAGTTAATAACTTTCTTGCTTCCTGCATGGTAATATCATTGTTTACAGCGAATCTTGCATACCACTTCTCAATATCTGCCTGGACTGCTGCCGATGCCTGGGCATATTGTCGACTTAGCTCTTCAAAATATTCTGCTCCTATCTGTGCCTGAGCACTTGCTAATATCTCAAATCTTTTTCGCCAGTATTCTCTACTCTTTGGCATTACAAACACCCAACCTCTTCAAATACCTTACACATTTTAGGAAACTGAATCGCTATCCAATCTACCATTTCTTCATTCTTTGCCCATGCTTCTACATTATTAGAATTAACAGACAATCCACTTTCATTAAAAAAAGCATGTACTATCTCATGTCGTAATACCTTACTTTTGTATAGTTTCTGTCCTTTTTCGTCTAAGTCGAAATACTTTTTCTCACTCATGTCTGCGACTACGATCAGCTTATTTTCTTCATCACAATAGCCGGCTAGTTTATTTTCCTGCATATATTCATCTTCGGATACTTTATGTACTTCCAACGTATATTCCGTTCCTAAAATATTTACACTACTCTTCATCGTTTAATTCCTCGTTATCCTTTTTCGACGTTGTCTGGGGAAAGGCTTTCACATATACATCCATATCACTTTCTTGTTCCTTCATGATCAAATTCATTTCCTTTTCTACATCATCAACGAAAGGAACTTGCGACAACAATGTTCTATTAGATATCTTCACTCCCGATGTATTAAGTGTCTGCATGATTTCAGCCTCATTCATCAACATATCCCGGTTAAATGTAATTGTTACCTTCTCATCAAAAAAATCTCCCTGTCCTGTTAATGACAAATGAACATTAATAAAATAAAGCAGTTCTTCCAAAGCTGCCTGATACTCTGTCTCAAAATCATTTGTATCAATATCGATATCCTGATACATGCTTAAAATATTCATTCGATTAGGTGTACCGGAAGAAAGTAACTTACCATCAAAGCTTTTAGCATTCTCGATAATAGCGTCTTTTAAGATTTGCAAGATTGCCTTATAATTCTCTGCATTTACTTCGATACGCAACGTATGAACTCCACCTTTGGAATCACCTGTACTTCGGACCTTCACCGCGCCATACTCTGACAGGTTATACCTGAATTCTCCCAAATCAGTTCCATCATAATTCTCTATTACCAAAATTGTATTCCGGTTATCTTCCAGCATATGATTATGAAACATGGATAACAGCTCATTTATGGCATCCTGTAATGGCTTAACACGTCTGATTAACGGAATCTCATTGTCGTTATACTTAAAAGCGATAAGAGGTATCTTTTCCCAGTTATACGGGAGATCATTTAAGGAAACATAGCTTTCGTACTCTCCGGCCTCTTTATCCGGACTCAACTTGCCAGAATTTAAAATGTATCTGTATACTCCTTCCAGTCTATATATTTCTACCTTTTCAATCGTCTTTTTACTGCCGGATTTGTAATAATCAACTGTATAGAGGCGGATTGCATAATCTAATTCTTCATGTTCATCATCTTTCCAAAATGGAAGAATCTCATAAGACGGAAAAACCTTAAATTTAAGCTTTCCGGAACCGCCGTAATATGGAAATACCCATGCAATTGCCCCATTCATTGATTTCTTTGCAGTCGCCTTCAACTTACTCATCATTTTTCTATCAAATATTTTCTTGATGATATCAACATACTGCTTATTTGATCCGTCGATGGCTATAGGCTTTCCCAAAAAATAATTTGCCTTTTTATCAATGGCTGCTGCATACTGGTTATCAATATCTTTGCGGTTCGGCAAATTCTTTACCTCTTTCAGTTCTCCACCTTGACCTATTACCATTCGTTTTTTATACAAAATGTCATGGTACCCGCTATAATACAAAAAACCGCTAATCGCTTCTTTTCGCTGCGGCGATTCTTTCCACTTTGCTATTTCACTCTCTAAAAAGGACTTATCTTCGATGCCTCCTGTAAAGCTCTTCTTAACAAAATTATTAAGTTTTCTCGCAGTATTTACAAAAAAATCAAATATCATGTTCCTTCTCCCGGTTTTTTTAAGCTATAAAAACAGAGAGTAAGAATCTTTAGTTTTCCTACCCTCTTCAAACAATTAATCGAAACTGTATGTATCACCTTCAGCTATGCTTTCAAGTGCATAACGCATTGCATCCATAAGGTGATTGAAATCATCAATGGGAATATTTAACTTCTTACCTGTTTTATCCTCTTCCCACTGATAGTTATTAATCTCTGTAATGAAATTAACACATCTTGGATGGATGATGATATGGTATTCCTGGATGAAGTCAATTCCGTTGTTTACGGAATCCTTACCCTTACGTGCTTTCTTGATTCCCTTAAGGCCAAGTTCACGCAGACGGTCGATACTCTTAGGCTCTGCCGAATCAGCTGTTATCTTTTCTTTTGCATAGCCCATTTTCTGAATCTCTTCTGCAATAGATTCATTACTCATGCCCGGCTTGTACAGTTCATCAAACACCCATATGGTTTTACTTGCCTTGTCCACAAATCCGCAGAATAGTGCTGTCGGATCATTTGTGTAACCAAAGTCAAGACCAAATGCAGTCTTTATTCCGCAAATAGACTTCACTTCCTCTATGGAGAAAGCTTTCTCTTCCCAGTTTTCAAATACCAATCCGTCAACAATGCCCCACTCTCCTAAACCTGCGACTTTATATCGCTTGGGATTTTGTTTCTTCATGGTTTCAAATACTTTAATATCTGCAGCGTCCAACCATTCATTGCACATGTAATTGGTTGTCATTGCCAGCGTTTCATCATCCGGATTGTCAAAGAACCGCTTTTTTATCCAATGACGTTCATTCCATGGATTCAATGTTAAGGTTATCTGTTTAAATAATCCGGTTTCCGGTGGGATAGCTCCTCGGATGGTTTCATCCAGCATATCAAAGTCATCTTCCGATGTAATCTCATATGCTTCCTCTATCCACGCCCAACATAAATAACCAATCTCTGTTGTGATACTGGTTATCTTTAACGGATCATCCAATCCACGAAAATAAATCTTTTGGCCGGTGGGCTTATAAGTCATCTCCAGTGGTGATTCCTTGATGTCCCAGTGTGCTTCCACACCAAGACGACGTATCGCCCACTTTAATTCCTTAAAACAGGAATCTTTAAGTGTTCTGAATACCTTCCTGACTACAAGCAAATTAGCATCCGGGTACTTCATCAGGTTGGTTATGTACCAGAGCGCCGTTGTCTTGGACTTCTTGGATGCTCTGGAACCTTTGCATACTCTGTATCTGCCCTTCCATCTCCAGAAGGTACCGTATCCACCGCCTACTACCTCAGGAAGACTTACATGGTGCCTTCGTCGAGCCTTGGATTTCTTCGGGTTATAATCCTCCGGGTACAGAATAAATTTCATGTACTCAAATACATGTTGTGAGGATACTTGTTTCACCATAGGCTATCACCGCCTAATCTTCCAAAGCGTCTTCACCTGATATTACGACGGGTATCGCCACATTTACATCTACCTTATCGCTCCACATTCCCAAATGCTGGCCTAACTTATCAAGTGCCTTTAGCTTGGATGCAATCTTTACTTCCCTCTCTTCACTATGGCCGGTATCAGAATCAAAACTTTTATACTTTACACTTTCAACACATGCAAGATCATCCGGTGATGCATCCTCTTTAATCTCACCGGTCTTTGTATCAACGATATCCGTTATGTTCACAAATGCCATCTTTGCAAGCTCCAAAACCACCCTATCCTGGTTGACTCCGGTCCTCTTACTTCTTTCTGCCATTGCTTTCGCTATAGCATTTTGAATGTTGGGTTTTGTCAGGTTTTCGCAGCCTATGTCCCGGGCACTTTCTATCGAGTAACCCGCCCGAATTGCGGCCTGTGTTGCGTTTAGGTCAATCAGATATTCATCCACGAACAATTGCTGTTTTTGGGTCAATTTTTTGGCCATTTTGCAACACTCCCTTCCAAAATTGTTGTTTCTGGGTCCGTTTTTGACCTTTTTTTGATAAAAAAAGAGAACAGAATCCTGTTTCTGTCCTCTTTCTTAGTTTACACAATATCACAGAAGTAACATGAATTACCATGAACTATTTAAAATTTTTTTCAAACATTTTAACTGCCTGTTTTTTCAGCTCACTTGCCCATCTATCGGAGATATTCATCTCCTCTGCAGCCTTAGCCAAAGTCTTATTTTGAACATAATACTTAATTAGCACCGATTTATGCTTAAATGAATCCATTTTCTTTATATTTTTCATTGCTTTAGTCTTGGCCGTATTCAATTCTTTCTGCATTTCCTGAATCTGCTTACTGTATTCTGCCATCTCCGGCCCTTGCTGCTCCTGTGGACTGGAACAACTGCCGGAATGTGCTACTACATCACGATACTTTACATTGATATTCGTTGCTTTTGTCATTAGCTTTTCGTATTCTTCCTCTAAAGACTTAATGACATTATCGACATCTTTCAATTGTTCCAAAAAATCTAATGCATTCATCTTACTACTCACTTCCCCTCACAAAACTTCTTTTAGCCAATCAGTTTCTTCCAATATGTTCCCAGTCTCAACAAAACTGTTACTGTTTTTCGGTGCCTGCTGCCGTTGCCGTTCCTCTATGTAATTTCTGCCGAACACTTTAAGAAACGACAACTCCGGATACCTCTTCTCAAAAGCATATTGTGCCTCTTTCTTTAAATCCTGCATAATGGTTTTATTAAAATGCACGGCTTCCGGACCTTGCGTGTGATGATACAAACACAAATATACTTTCAATCCATATTTTTCTGAAATTCTTCTGTTTGCCGTTCCACATATTACATGATGCTCCTCTGTTACCTTAACGGAGTCATCCATATGTAACTTCTTACATAAATAACAGGTGCCGTCACGCTTATTATGCATTATGCTTTTCATTACGCTTCCAACGCTTTCTTATTGGTGTCGGTTCTTTCTACCTTTATTCCACCTTTACTGTTAATCGATATTTTTCCGGTCATCTTGCCGGATTTTATGGTAATCTGGTCGATTCGGTCTCCCATAATCGGAAGTACTGCTGCCTTTAACAAACTTGCCATATCAGGATTCTCTTCTTTGAACAACTTCTCAACATTTGTTTCAGCTGTCAGCTGCATATGTTCTACTTTCTGGGCAGCTTTTGCATCTGGGCATGTACATTTCATTGTTGCAAGATTTGCTAATTCCTGTTCGGTTCTTCTACCGTCTACTTCTATCTGTCTTATTTGCCCGCAATAGATACAGGCTCCCGTTTGCAAATTTTTCACTTTTTCATTTTTCCTTTCATTAAATTCTTTACATTCTTATTTTTTGAATGATATCTAATTCAAATACTTGTACCAAATAACAAAATATTATATTATGTTTTCAATATCTTTACTCAAAGGAGGATCTATACTAATCATGGATACTAACGACTGGTTGACACTTCTAATACCTATTGCATGCAATGGTTTTTTTATTTTCTGTTTTCAAGCATTTGTATCTCATAAACTAAAAAAAGTAGAAAAACGCCGAGAAACTATTTTTAATGTTATTAATACTCTTTCAGTAATGGTATGTGAAAACTATGAAAGTATTGTTTTATTAATAAATAAATGTAGCCCCGGGTATACTCCTGTTGAATTAATGAAGCCAGCTCCATTTGAAGAATTACTAAATTCTGTTACCCGAAAATCAGTACAAATATATAACTATGCCAAAATTCACAATACTATTTTAAAAAAAACAAATATTTCAATAGATGAATTTGTAAATGCATATGAACAATTAGGTTCGTTTTTAGGACCAAAAATTAATAAAACTTTATCTTCTGATGACAAACAAACTATTTTTAAACTTATTAACAATTTTAAAAATGCTAATATTTCATTAAATGAAAAACTGGAGCAGATTTTGATAGAAAAATAATAATCCTATTGTTTTATTTATACTTCATAGGCGTCCTCCTTATATCTTTTTATAAATTATCTCCGGTTTTATACGAGACAGCTGATATGTCAGTTCTGCCACGTTAAAACCTTGTTGTTGGACTGCATACGCTATCTTCTGATACTCATCCTCTGAGTAGTAACGATTTAGTATCTCTAACAGCGCATCCAGTCCGGTAATGCTTTTTCTGAGTTCTTCCATCTTCTTTTGTATCTGCATGTTCACTGGGACATTCACCACCGGTTTCCCAACAGGTTTCATGATTGACTGCTGCCAGTGGCTGATAAACTTCAGGAAGTGGTTGCCACGCGATAACAGGATAGAACTCTCTACTGGCTTCATCAAACCAGAAACCATTTCCGGCATAGTACATACTGGTAGGTAATTTTGCACCTTGCAAAGTGACGTTATATTCTATCAATACATTTGCATTAATCAAATCCAATACGTCTTCAATTTCTACAATTATTTTTCTCGGTTCTTCCGGCAATCTCTCACTGCAAGGAATCCAACCATCTGATGCCCCTTGATTCAGTATGATATTCAATACCTTGTCAGCATAGGATTCATCTGTATTGCAGATATAATATGTATTATTTTGATTTTTACCTTCTCTTGCCCTGCCAATGCTGATGCTATGTAAGATATGTTCCAATGATATTAACTCTGGTTCTGATAAATACTTGTATATATCTTCTCTTTTAATAACAATATGTGTATTTTCTATAGATCCCTGCATGTTACCCCTCGCTTGTTTTTCAATTCGTTAAATTTTTTAAGCTGTGAATCAGATAGCTTTCCGCCACTTCTTAAAATCGCATAACATATTTCCTTGTATGCGACATCTATTTCGCCTGTTTCGATAAAATACAATGCATTGCTTAAATAGCAATCACAAGGATATTTTTTTAATTCTTTTAATTGCTTTTTGTCACTCTTATTTTTCTTTAAGAATATTTTAAATGGATTCATTTTACACCTCGCTATCTCTCGCAATACTCATAATTACTTTTGGAATAGTTGCAAGAATAAGTTCCGTTATTGTATTTGAATTTAAAATCATACTTGTTTTCTATGACCTTATCAACATTCATTACTACGAATTTGTATTCGTTGAATTTGTCATATACTTCATACATCATTCCACCCCGCCTGCCTTTACTATGTCGATTGCCATTTTAAATGCTGTAATTTCACTATCACACATAAGAACACCACGTTCTGCTTGATTATCTTCAAACAATTTTTTATTATGTTCCAAATTCTTCAAGCCCTTTTCCAACTCTGCCACAACCTTTTCCACGTCATAGGCTGTCTTTGAGTTTTGTACACAGTATCTTACAAAATCCAAATACTTACTTCTTTCATTTTCATCTGTAAAAGTAAATTTTTCTGCTACTTCAATCACTGAATTTTCTTCTATCAATCTACCCATTTTCTTCACTTCCTTTCTGCCATAATTTAATTCCTCGTTCTTCACATAGTGCTTCTAAAACATCTGCTTTTTCTCCAAGATACTTTTCGTGTTTTTCTCTTTCCTGTATATCTCGAATATCATACCCAAGTTCATACATATCTTCTGTTTCAGTACCTAAAGAATCATATACTGATTTATAATACTCTTTTTCCAGTTCTTCATTAGTTAATCCACTAGCCCATTTTTCAATGCTGTTTCTTTCAGACTTTCTCATTCCGCACCGCCTTTCATCTGCTCTGCTACTTTATCAAGCCTTACTGTGTCAGCATAAGTGTTTAAAAGTGGTTTTAGTTTTTCTGCAAATTCATCAATAGCCTTGTTGCGGATTTCTTTTTCAAATCGGTCATAATAGAATTTTCCTTCAAGACTTTTAATAACTGGCACAAGGTCTTCAAAACCGTTTTCTTTGCAAACTTTTTCTTCTCTTGTTAATGCTGAAAATAATAAACTTTTCTCTTTGTGTGTTAAATATCCCATATCTTCTTCCTTTCTAACTTGCTGATAACTTGCACAAAACACATCAAAAATGTAAAATTCCTTGTGTTTCCGTGCGTTTTTAATTTGATGGTAACTTGCTAATGCCAATCAAGTTTCTGTCCGCAATCTTCACACCACAACATATCTTCTGCAATAATGCCATCACAGCAAGGGCATCTTCCAATCATACCAACACTTGTATCTTTATCTTTTGCTATTGTAGTGCAAAGTGGTTTCTTCGCCACACTCTTCTCTTTCAAAGCCTTAAATTCTTCCACTGTGCCGATTGCTTCAAGTGCTTTTTCTTGCCCTTTTATATACTCTGCTTTAAGCTTTTTATGCATATCTCTGTATAATTTGTTTTTATTCTGCTTGAACTTCTTATAGTTCTTCTTCATTTCTCTTAATTCATCGACTGTACCTATCTTTTGATACTCTGCAAGTGTTCTTTCCAACACTGCAACATTTTCTAAAAACTGTTGGCAATCAGGCCTATTTCCATTCAGTATTTCCGCACTTTCTTTCAACTCCATTACTGCAAACTCCTCTCGTTTGGTATTATTCTTATCTTCTTCAGATTGGCTTTGCTATGCCGCACTCTTCTACAGGCCTTTTTCCATTCTTCGGAAAATTTAGCGTAATCCTCGTTGGTCATCTTTATCATTCTGCTAAACCTCCTTCTAACAGTTTCTCCAGGCGCTCCAACTGGATGATGAGCATGTTCAAACTGTTTTTCTTTGCCTTGACAGTCTCAATCTGAGGAAGGTTGTATTCATCCCAGCTATAAACTTCGTCCAAAGTATCAGCGATACTTTGAATGTTATCTATTACTTTGCTTGCAGACTCATTATCTGTATCACTTCCTTCTGTCTCTGCTTCTCCATTTCCTGCATCATGTTCTGTAATTTCCTTTTCTGCCAGTGATGTATCAATATCGGATTCCACCATTTCTTCCACACTGCATTCACTTTCTCCGGAGTCATCAGTTGATGTTTTATCTTCGCCCTTAATACAGTCTTTTCTACTCTCTTTTTCATCTGTTTTTACCTCTTTTTTCGCTGTCTGTTGCGACGTCGCAACATCCTGATTTTTCGGCATTTCTTCCGTTTTTTCCGGTCCCTTTTTCAACTCAGGGTCCGGCGCCGGCTCTCCATAGAAATTTGCCCATGTGTCTGCTGCCGGCATATAAAATTCTCCGTATATTTTGGTTATCTCAATGAGAAAATCCAGCCACTCCATATTGACAGGATTCGGTTCTACCATGGATTTATATTTAATGCCGGTCTGCATATCGTACAGAAAAAGGAAAATGATTCCTTTTTTACAGGTTGCATATCCACTGGGATTAATCAGTTCAACCACATCCTTCAGGATGTCGCCCGACTCTGCATTCATTAATAAATCAAGGACTTTATTCAGTATTTCCCGCTTTTCTTTCCTGTTGAACAACTCAATAATGCACTTCTGCAGAGGCGTATAATTTGTTTCTTCCAGTCCTTCCGGCACCTGCTGCCGACTGAATTGCTTAAGCTCCCGGATATCTTTAACCGTGGTCTTTTCTGTGATCATCAGACACTCACTATCTGAAAGTGTGAGCATCTCGGCAAGCTTACTGCTGCCGATTGCCCGAAATTCTTCTTTCAGTTCCAAGGAATTACCTCCCTCGGAAAACTTCTCATTGATTGCAATAAAACGGCTTACCGTTGACTTGGCAAGTCCATATTCCTTTTGTGCAAATTCGAAAATATCTGAAGCTCCGTCAAACATTCCGCTGTCGCGAATCTGTTTTAATCGATATCCTATATGTACGAAGTTTCCTGCCGTTTCTGCAAGCTTTCTTCTAATGTCTTCTTTCCACTGTAACCATTCATCTAATGTTATTTGATGTTCCATAACTATATTTCCTCCACTTCTTCCTCTAATTCTTCTACATCCGGTCCTTCTCCATATTCTTCAGCACACTTTTTACTATCCGGCACCAAAAACATACATGCACCTTCTGTTATTGAACATTCCCATCCATGATATTCATCTGTTTGTATTGCACACTTACATGCCATTCTATATTTCCTCCACTTCTTTAATCTTCAAAATGAAATATCTTTCGCCCGGTACCGCTCCCCATTCCGGACATCCTTCTAATATTGTCCGCTTCTCAACATACAGAATAGCAGCTCCGTTGTTGACCTCTTTCTGCCTCCCTGCTTGCAGGGGAAAATCACTTTCATTTCCCAAGTCACATCCTTTTCCAGCTCCGTAGGATTTATATATTCATCTTCCGGTTTGGTCATCCATGGAACAGGAACTATAATCCCATAATGACCGGAAGCCTCTGGGCAGCATTCTCTAATATGTTCCCATAGCTTTCCACTCCTCATATCCGGCAGAATGGACTTATAACACTCCATTGTAGTTACGATATAATTCTTTTCGCCGATAAAATTCAGCCCGTTTCCGCTGAAAACATCCTCTCTGCAGCTCTTAACCTCATAGCAGGTAAATGTACCCTTTTCAATATCACTTTGATAAATAACGCCCTCGGGCTCGAACTGCATAAAATCTACTCGCTTCACATTCGATGTGCCATAATCGATACTAACCTCGCTCGCCCAATACTTCCCGCGACCGCTCAGCCGATTGCTGATCAAAAGGTGACTGAGGAATTTAGTGGTATCTTTCCTATTCATCCGGCACCACCTCCAGCTCTAAGATATCCTCCTAATCCGTCCATACTCTTCCACCTAATCTTTTCGATACAGAGGACATAGTAAATTACATCCTTTTCAGCTCCCCATTCTTCTCGACCAATTCTTTTTTCTAAATGACAATCTGCTATAAAAGCCGGAACCTTGTAACCATATCCATTCGTAAATCGGATTTGTGTTTCCAGCATATCAACCGGGATATCTCCAACCATATTGAACACTTTTTGAAGCCTTTTCGTATAATACGGTTTTATTTCCCGGTACTCTTCTTTCTTTTCTCCGGAAAGTATCATGTCAAACCACTTTTTCTTGATAGGTAATGTAAGCATTGTTTATCCTCCTACTGTCCTGCTGCTGATTATGCCATTTTAAAATCATATTTCCTCAATTCCGAAAGCGGATGATTACACTTTAACCTTGTTACATACGCATCAAGCCATCTTTGCATATTATCCTTATCTGGCTTTCTATCATGTGCACCATACCACTGAAGGATTTTCTCATCTGCTATTTCTACCGTGATATAAGGCTCTGTTTCTTTATCCTTGAACCTCAACATTAAAATAATGGATGCACCGGTATTATGCTTTTGTAAATAATTATTATCTCCTACACAATGATGCAGTAATCTTCCCTCCATTACGATTTCTTCCGCAGAACGGACCGGGCGGATTACGTAGTTATCATCCTCATAGTAATACTTCTTACGCCACGCTCTGTATTTACGTTTAATATCAGGATACTTCTCGGCCACTTCCTGCAATCGCTTATCAGCTTCAACCTTATTATTTTCTGCAATCATATTATTATGTGCCTGTTCAAGGTTTCTCGGCTGTTGGTATACAGTATTTTCAAGGTTATATCCCAATGTCTGACGCATAGACAGATAATCGAAATAGATATCTGCTGTATGTTTCAGCCTTGCCGATGCAGTTGTACAACCGGTACCAAATTCACATCCAGCATACTTCTCGATTCGATTAAGCATCTTCTGAATAGTCATAATTTGCACAGCCATATGTAGTTTCTGCCTGTCTGCCTGAATCTCGGCCAACTTTTCAACTTGCTCCTCTGTCCAGTTTTCTCCGAGCCATTTCTCAGACTGTAGGATCCGCAGAACGTCCAAGTTGCCACCTTTTGATATAATGAATTTTACTCTATCTTTGCGGATACCAAGGAACTCGTCCGGTCTTTGTGCATGCTGGTCGGCTACAATGCCATATCTGCAACTTACAAGCGATTTCGCAACTTCATGCAATCCCAGTTTCATAAGCATTTCTAATTGTGGTGTTTCTCTATACCGTTTCAGATAGTCGATAGGGTTCGCACTCTTGACTGCTGCCATATACTCCTTCAATCCGCTATACTGCACTATCGTTCCCTTCATCTCTTCATAAGTCTGTTCTAATAGCGGACCTTCTTTAATCACGATGTTACTTAATCCGTACAAATTGCAATCATCCCAAAAATCTCTTCCAGCGTATGGATCATGTTTTTGAAAATCAGTTTGCACAGCTTTGCCATCTTCGAAATAAGCTCTTGCAATTTCAATTCCGCTCAATTCTTCGTGCGAGTTATACATCTCCAGTCCTTTTTCACCGCATATCATTTGTAACTGCCATTCTTTTGACAATTCTATGTACCTCATCACAAATCCGGTCTCTTTATATTTCTGCCCTAAGAATACATGCACAGTCTTTGAAAATGCTGAACGAACTTTTCCTTGGCACTTCCACTCTCCACGAGCTCCGCACATAGGACAATTACCAAAACCGCCTTCTCTTGGTTCCTGTACGTGTCTTTGGAACTGACTTTCATATGACATTCCGGCTCTCCACCTTGCTTCGGTCACTCCACCGCACTTTGAACACGCTATATCTGCATAACTTCCACGCTTTTTGTAAAAAAGATAATGCTTATGATTAAAAAATCTCTCATCTGCCATTTCCAGAAGCATATGCTTCGGTAATTCTGCAGTATTCTCGCATCTTTCATTTAGCGCCTGCTGCCTTCTTTCGTATTTTCTTTTCTCTGTTTTCCGACGTGCACCAGACACAATATTACTCTGCTTTCTCTCAATAAACTCCCACCATCTTCCTTTGTTCCACACTTTTATATCCTTAAAGAATTTCTCTATTCTCTCCAAATCTGCAGCATCATAAAGCACATTTACATTTACATTTACCTTTTCCTGCTCCTGATAGGTTCTTGCTCGATTTTCTCTTGATTCCCATATCAATCCATCCGAGTAGCACATTGTACATATTTTTTGTCTTGACCATTCATTCTTTTCCGGAAAATATGTCCCGAAATCTTTTTGAGTACATACAATTCTTACTACCGGAACATCCATACTCGTTTTTTTATTTTCGTACACCTCAAGAAAGAAATGTCTTTCATGTTCCACATTTTTTAATGCAGTAACACCGATATACTTTACCTGTTTCTTTCGACTAGTCTTTTTTAATCCCAAATACGGTATCTTTTCAATGGCCTTTTTCTTCATACAACCACCTACTTCCCGAGGTAATATTCCGTCATAATCTGTTTAGCTTTTGCCATGCCCGGAATACCAAGAGTACAACGGCCAGCTGTTACGCCTGCTGCCTTCATAATGTCCTTATCAATCGGAATCTGATGTTTAAATGACCACGTAAGAAGGGCTCCTATTGCTCCTTTAAGGCTCTTTTCTTTTCTGCGAATTGCCTTTGCCATATTTTCGTCCTCAAAGCATCTCGCTTTTAAGTACTCCACCCAGTCTTCCATGATTTCCACCGGTTTTAATTCCTTACTCTCGACTTCAATCTTTCCGATGGCTGCTGCCATGTCATCACACAGATAAAACAAATCGCCATCTATAAAAGCTTCTGCTATATCCAAATCAATGCCGTTTTCTTCTGCCAGCACCTTAATGCTTTCTATGTCTCCTTCTTTGCGAAGGTTCACTGCTGTTTTGTTTATTTCTGCTGCTGAATCAAATTCTCCAAATCTATCAAACATCTTTGTTTTCCTCCAATTTCTTCTTTGCTTCCTGTTGCATCCACGTATAATAAGAATGCCTGCTGCCGACCAGGCACTGAAAACGGTGTGCATTTAGTAATTCCGCCGTTTCCTGCCATTCTGACATGTGTGCAATGGGCTGTCTTTTGGCATTTTTCCAATCTTTTGCCTTCCATTCGGCTATCCAGCCCCTCTCAAGTGCTCCGGCCAAGTACTCAGAATCCGTATAAATACTCAATGCGCAAGGTTTTTTTAGTCTCTTTAATGCGGCAATCAAAGCCTGCAATTCTGCCTGGTTCTCTGTTGCCTCTTTTCGATATTCAGTTTTTGATAAGGTCGCCGGACCTTTTGCAGTCTCCATTTCAAGGATGTATGTAAAAGCACCCGCTCTTTTCCGTGGACCTTTTATTGTCGTGTATAGATACACGTTTACCATATCCATGGTGCTCATCCTCCTCTCGACTGCTGTTCTGCTTTAATTAGTGTGTAGGAAAAATATTCATAACCTGTTATTTCTGATATGCCATTTACTATGGAGTCTTTATCAAGGATATATCCCTTCTTGACGCGGATTTGCTTCCTAAATGAATTTGCAGATATGATTCTCTTTGTTACCTGCGGTCGGGACAAATTACGGGAACCATACCACCGTTTCCCGATTAATCTTCCTTCTGTTTCTTCCGTTCTGGAAGAATACTTAACGAAATACTCCGCTATCTTTCGATACTGTCCGTTTGTATTCAGCGGATCCACGTGGATACCACCATGTGGCCAACACCTACGAATGATATCTAAATCACACTTTGACATCATCATATGTACGTGTCTACCGCCTCTCGGACCTATCTCCTTGACGTAGATGTATTTCAACTCCATACCACGTTTCCGAAACTGAGTTCTTAACTTTCGGATGAATTTCTTCATCATATCCTGCATCTGTTCACTGCCGGCGGGTGACTGCTGCCGGAAGAAGTCCAGTCTTACAAGATAATCGCCATCCTTAAAGTTATGATTCATGAGCCTTCGCAACTCTTTAATTGCTTTCCTAAGGTTTACTTTCCTCTGTGCTTCACTGGTAAGCTTTTCCTTAACGGCTCTCTTCTCTCCCTTGTCATGATATCGTGGTGAATAATACTTATTTATCTCTATGGTATTTCCTGCCACACATATTTCTTTGACGTATGGCATAGAAGGTTCTCCTTGTCCTATAGATAATATTTTTGAGCAAGACCAAAGGGAGCCTCTAACTCCCTATTTTCTTGACTTTTTCGACCGTATAAGCTATAATTAAATTACTCATTGTAATTACGACTTAGGTCGTCGGGCTCGTGGTTCCAGTCACGAGTCCTTTTTATTTGTAAGATCACCCTTCTATGCCGTTGTTGAATCCGCTTTAAAACTTTCTCGGTATACTCTCAGCACTCTTGCTTCTAGAAACATACCTTCTTTCAGTTCATCATCATCTTCTTTATATGTCCTATTTCCAAAGAGCTGTATTCTGTCTTCTAAATCCAATTCCATAAATACGGTTATATTAACTGCCGTATCATATACATGTTTCGCCTGTTTCCATTCTCCAGCCATACACAGTTGGTCGAATTTTTTCGGTAACTCAAACAGCTTCTCTCTAATCTGCTCCACTGTCAGCACAGGACCACCTCCCGCTTGCCTGTTTCTTTATGTATCAGCGTTATCGTGATATTATCCTCTTCCTGTACCAGATACTCTTTATAATCAAGCCCGGCGTTGGTAATTCGTTTCTTCTGTGCGTAGGTAGGATTTACTGCTCTCTTACTTCCTTTCATTCCTCTTCCTCACCTCCTACTAATCCGTAATGGATTCCGACAATGATTAAATATGTCATAGAAATAACCGTTAATACGAATGGTGCCCATGATACCGAATCAAGACTGCTGCCGGCATAACAAAATACAAAAAACATTAGCCAACTTAGTATCTTAATTATTGTGGGCATTTTCTTCTGTTTCATATGTACCCTCCTTATCGATAGGCTTAATATTAAAAGGATCTGTAATGTCATATCCCTCATACTCGGACAAGAATCGTTCCAGTTCTGATTTTCTACACTTCAATCTTCCGATTACCAAAAATCTGAGCAGTCCTGCATTCTTAAGCTTGTACACATAATTGACACCGGTCTTTAATATCTCTGCCACTTCTTTTACGGTATAAAGTTGTTCCTGTGCCTGCATGATAACTTCCTCCTTTTTCCTAGGATTTTGTTGCGACGTCGCAACGCTCTTCTAAAAGATACTTAGTGCTATTTTCTAACCTTCTTTTACCAAAGCTTCTACTATGATTGATACCTCTTTACTTCGTTTCATATTTCTCCTTTCCGCTTATGTTTGCTAGCTTTTAGCTAGTTTATCAGGCAAAAAAATATCATCTAATGAGCATTTATAGATTGAACATAATTTAGCCATCTGCAACGCATTAGGCGCAGTATGATTATTTTCCCAACTTATCAATGTATTTGTCGATATTTTCATCATTTTTGCCACTTCCTTTTGATTCATATTCGCATTAACTCTTAATGCCTTTAATGATACTTTCATAAATTACTCACTCCTTTTTGCCTTTATTATACTCGCTTTTAGCTAGTTGTCAATGCTAAAAGTTAACATTTTTGTGTTTTTTGTTGATTTTTACAAACTTTTAGCTTATAATTGCCATATGGAGGTGCGTTATATGTCCGATGAAGAATACAAAAAAATCTTTTCCACTAATTTAGTCTATTATTTAAAAATCAACCAAAAAACGCAAGCAGATTTATATAAGTATATAGGAGTTTCTTCAGCTACAGTTTCAGATTGGTGTAACGGAAAAAAAATGCCGCGCATGGATAAAATACAATCCATATGCAACTGGTTAAAAATAGAAAAATCCGATTTACTGGAAAGGCATACAGAAAAATCTAATTCGTACTATCTGAACAAAGAAACTTCCATGATGGCTCAGTCTATTTTTGAAAACAAAGAACTACGTATGCTCTTCGATGCGGCTCAGGATGCAAGTCCGGAAGACTTACAAACAGTTCACAGCATGTTATTAGCATTGAAACGAAAAGAACAAGGAAAGATTGATTAATTTTTACTATTATTACGGGGTATATTATGTCTGATTTCAAAGATATATTAAAATATTATAGAAAACTTAATAACTTATCCCAGCGTGAATTTGCATTGCGCCTTGGAATATCTCCATCCGCTATTAGTATGTATGAGGCAGGGCAACGAGAACCTGATTTTAAAACAGAAGAAAAAATTGCCGACTTCTTTAATATAGATTTAAATACTTTACGCGGACGAAGTCAGTTACTTAATACTTCTAATAGTACAAGTCATGATTTACAAAGTATGTTTACTTTGAAACTAAATGAATTGGTCTTACAATCCGAAAAAACGCAAAAGGAAATTGCTGATGATATAAATGTTTCTCCACAAACATTTAATACCTGGTGTCAGGGAATTGCGTTTCCTCGGAAAGATAAACTCCAATTGCTCTTTGATTACTTTAATTTTGGCTATTCCGATTTGGCAGAACCATTAAAAGAGCCCGATAGTTATACTATTGCTATCGCTCGCACCATTTATGAGAATCCTGATTTGCTCGCTCTCTTTGAATTAGCGAAAGATGCAAGTCCTGAGGCTCTGCAATTATTACAAGATGTACTTTCAGTATTAAATAGAAAAGGACGTGGAAACGTTGATTGATTACCAGATTCAGCTTATCCGGTTTCCAAATAATAAGGTGCATGAAACTGTTGTTTCGAATGAAGATGGCAGTTATACCATTTTTATTGAGTCCTCTCTTTCCAGAGAGGCACAGAAGAAAGCTTTCATTCATGCCATGCGCCATATTTTAGGAAATGACTTTACCAAAGAAGATATTGATAAGATAGAATTGGATGCACACAGTGCATAAATAAGAAAACCGCCCCTGCGCCAACAGGAACGGTCCTCTACAATTGAATACAACTCCGAAGAGATGCACCAAAAACTCTTATATATTGTATCATCTTCGGAACAGTCTTGCAAGCGTGGGTTCTTCGCGGGCTGTTATTTTTATACCCAAAATTAGTAAAGGAGATGATACTATGGCTTCATTAAGTGTCAGAAATCGAAACAGAGGAAAAACCTACAAAGACGGACGTCCCAAACCGCCAAACTGGGAATACCGCTTCGAGGCAGCCAAAGTCAACGGAAAACGTAATCAAATATCCGATAGCGGTTTTAAAACCAAAAAGGAAGCTGAAATTGCCGGCACTCAGGCTCTTGCCCGGTATAACAATGCCGGTACCCACTTTGTTCCGTCGGAAATGTCCGTATCTGACTATATGGATTACTGGTCTTCTACTTATGCTTCCACTAATATTTCAGATGGTACCGCTGCGTCTTATATGAATATCATTAACAAATATATTAAGCCCAAACTTGGAATATACAAACTAAAGGCGGTCACTACTATAGTTTTGCAGGAGTTTATGGATTCTCTTGGCCAGGATTATGATTTTTCCAAAGACTATATGACTACTATACTGAAACTCCTGCGGCAAACTTTTAAATATGCCATGGAAGTGGCTGAATTTATATCCGTTAATCCTACGGTCAATGTTTCTATTCCCAATATCGATTACTGCGACACCGGCGATGAAGAAATTCTTGTTTTGAGCACGGAAGAAGTCTCTACTATCCTGAGCTACTTCCAAGGATCCTTTTATCAGTATTATGCAATGCTGATTGCTTATTACACCGGATTGAGAGTTTCGGAAGTGTATGGACTTACTTGGGACCGTATTGATTTTGAGCGAAAGACCATCACAGTCAATCGAATTGCCAAAACCTTTAATTACAACGCAAAGAAAGGTGCTGTAAACTGTCACGTCAAATACAAGAACAAACAAATATGGTACCTTGGAGCATGCAAGACCAAAACTTCTTACCGTACCATTTCGATTGGTGACACTCTTGTCAATGCTTTAATGGATTATAAGGAGTGGCAGGACGAAAACCGGGACTTTTACAAAGAATATTATACCCACTGTTACGGAATTGAAGAACTCTCCCAGAATAAGAGAAAAGTAATCCGTATTCTGCAGACTACAGAAATCAGAACCGACCTTGAAGAACTGCATTTGGTATGTGTGAAAGAAAACGGTTCCTTTTCCGGTACCGCATCCATGCGCTACCCATCCTTTGTTATTAACAAGAAGCTTGGAATCAAATTTACCTTTCATGCTTTTCGGCACACCCATGCTACCATGCTGATAGAGCAAGGCATCCCAATTAAGACCGTTTCGGAACGTTTGGGACATGCCAACACTCAAATAACCTGGGACGTATATGTTAAAGTTACGGAACAAATGGAACAGGCGGCAGTGGAAGCCTTTGAAACCGGAAGCGGTATAAGACTCCGTGATGAAGCTTTGTATGCAATCTGGAAAAAGACAAAGAATATCTGCAGAAGCACCGAGTATTATACAAAACGTGGTATAAAGGTTTGCGAAGAATGGGAAGACTTCGGAGCATTTGAGCAGTGGGCACTGGATAACGGATGGACATCAGGACTCCGTCTGCTACGCATCGACAAAGCCGGCGACTTCGGACCGGATAACTGTATGTTCGGCACCGAAAACAAATCCGTTAAAGGAAAGTATATTTATTCCGATGGTTTCAACATGAAGTCCTACAGTGTACAACAGGTTGGCCGGAGCTGGTGTTATCGTATTACCGATTATGATACAAACGGTAACCGCATAGAACGACGCAAGGCTGGATATGCTACTGAAGAAGACGCGGCACGTGCTGCAGAAGAATTCATATGTGATATGTTGGCCAAGAGAGAAATGCGGGCGGATACTGTGCAACTTAGGTTGGTGACGTAGAGTATAATACAAATACTAAAATTAAATTTGACACTGGAATTTATTTCAAAATGTGGAGTAATAAACATTGTAGCCCTATCAAAATGATAGGGCTTTTTATTTATCATATTTCACTATATCAAAGAATATATTAAAGTATTTGGTTAAATAACTCTTCCAAATTGGCAAGAACTTTGCTTTTATAATATAAAAAAATCGGGAACGAGTCTTAACCCATTCCCTACAAAAATTTTAATTTTTTAATCGTGAGATAATATTAACACGATTTATTCATATAGTCAACAATTTTTTTCACAAATGTATAACTTGACTTTATACACGCGTTTTTTTCAAAATATTCTTTATTTCTTATTACACGACCATCTACAAACTCTTTTAGCTGTTCAAATCGCCGCTGTTTTACAACACTCGAATTTATAAATTCGTTATAAACATAAATTAATGTTGTAAAATCATACAAAAATTTATTACTTAATTTTGCTGTTCGCATTGTAGTTCCTATGCCGTCTATTTGTGATACAAATTTTACTATTTTAGCAGATGGTTTGATATTTCCTTTATGCAACTTATTTATTAAACAATTACTATGAGCAGTTGCGTTTCTTAAATCTCTTATGGAATAGAGTAACTCTCCATCCTTTAAGCGCTTAGGATATCTCTTGTTATAATATTCATATAATTTAACCATATCACCAAAAGATATAAGTTCTACAAATACCCATGCGGGAAAATATGGATAGTATTTATCTATTAATTCTCTGCAGTACTCACTTGATTTATGATTTTGTATATTTTGACAACATCTTTCATAATTTGTTATAAAGCGTCTTATTATATCATACCCATCTTCTTGTTCATTATTCTCAATATCTTTTAAAATTGCTGTTTTTAAGGCATGTTCAATATCCAAACACATTTGTAAAATAAGATATCTTAAATGCATATCAATAGTCGATAATTCCTGAAGGTATGCAAAATCTAAATTGATATATTTTTCGACATTCTTCCCTTTTTGACCTTTCTCATAGTTAGCTCTGTAGGATGCCAATTTCATATAATAATTATTATTTTGAAGGAATAGCTTCGCATCTTCTTCTTTAACAATTTCGAATTTGATTCCTTTTTCTTTCATATGTGAGATCAGCTCATCACTTGTTTTAAGTAACTTCAT